GAACCTGAACGTCGCCCACCAGTTACCTGAAGTCGAAAACGCGATCAGCAAGTTTGAACGCACACTCGGCATCGCCGACACAGAACTACGCCCAGCGTATGACCGCCTGGTCAGGTCAATCGGCGACACAGGCGAGGCAACCCGCATCCTGGGCATCGCCCTGGACGTGTCAGCCGGATCAGGTAAGTCACTGGACGCAGTTGTCCAGGCACTCGGTCGCGCCTACGACGGCAACACGGCAGGCCTGTCCAGGCTCGGTGCTGGCATCGACTCAGCAACCCTGAAAACTGGCGACCTGACCCTGATCACAAACCAACTGGCAAAGACTTTCGGCGGCCAGGCCACGACGTCAGCACAAACCATGGAAGGTCAACTTAGAGTCCTTCAAACCGCCGTCGACAATGTTGCAGAGGCACTAGGTCGAGGCCTGCTCGATTCCCTGGGCGAAACAAACGACGGCACCGTCAGCCTGGTCAAAGCGATGGAAGACCTCGAACCCTTGATGGAAGGGATCGGCGCCCAGGCAGGCGAGACAGCGACGTCGATCCTGACGATCGTCACTTCACTGACCGACCTTGCAGGCGCAGCCCCAGACGCCGAGGAAGAACTTTCAGGCGTCGGCGCAGCGATCGACTACATGATCAACGACTTTCCCCTGTTCTGGAACGGCCTGGACACTGCCGCAATGCTGCTGGGCAAACTGAGCGGCCAGGCCGAAGGCGTCCCAGGGGCACTATCGGCCACAGTGTCGGCAGCGATCACAGCCGGCAACGCTATGGCCGGACTAGCTTTGAAAACAGCCGCAGCAGATGACGCCCTGGCGAACATCGCAGACAAACCCTCCAAGGCGTTCTACACAGTCCTGGGGCAACTTAACAAACAACAAATCGACTACACCACGTCGGTCGGCAGGTTTACTGAGCAGGTCACAACAGCCGGCAGCGCCAGCCGCACAGCCTCGAGCGCCATGGCCGAACTGAACACTCAGTCAGAAATCGGGAAAGCAAAGTTTGACGCCCAGGCCAAAACCGTTGGTGACCTAAACGCCAAGTTTAAAGAACAAACTCAGGACCTAGTCCAGGCGAAAGACGCGATCGCGAACTACGCCAGCACCCTGTCCAGCGAAATCACCAGGGGATTCAATCTGGGCGCAGGCTTCACCATGAACAACGGCGAAGTCGACGCCCAGGCGTGGCTCGCAGGAGTTGATTCCGAAGTCGCCAAATATGAGTGGTACGGCAACGTCCTGGCGGCAGTGCAACGCGACGCGGGCACAAACGGTGAAGCCCTGCGCGCTTACCTAGCCTCCCAAGGCATCGACCAGGGCGCCACAATGGGTCAGGCGTTGATCGACTCAGGCCTGGTCGCCACCATGGGCGACAAACTGGCCACCGTCACCGCAAAGGCAGACGAAGTCGCACAAACAATGGTGCCAGAGTTTGAGCAGGCTGGTGTAGATTCCGCGATCGGATTCCTCAATTCGACGTCAACGCAACTATCCTTAGAAACCGATCGCCTGAAGCAGATCGGCAAAAACATCGGCAAACCGATTGGCGCCAATATTGCAGCCGAAATCGCAGCCGCAGTCGCCCAGGCAGTCAAAGACGCAGAGGCAGCCCGTAGCGCAGCCCTCGCGGAAGTGTCAGCCAGGGAAGCCGCCAGGACAGCCGCAGCCGTCGAGCAGGCCACAGCCCAGAACCTTGCCAGGTTGATCAGGAACAGTGACTCCCGCGCTGGCCGCAACGTACAACCGGTCCTAGCATGACATCACCAATTACCCTGGTCGAGATCGCTGGGGTCGCACTGAACCTGGACGACGTCGAGTACCAGGTCAGTGTTCAGCATGGCCGCAACGACGTGACCAGTCAGCCTGAAGCCTCGACCGCGCAAATCGTGATTCGTGGGGCTTCAGGTGTATCGGCGAAAATGTCCGACCCAGTCGTGATCCAGGCGTACGGATTCGACAGGTTCACTGGTGAAATCAGCGACCTGACGATCAGCCACCTATCGACCAGCCCACCGACCGCCGTGACAACAGTCATCGCCATGGGCAACCTGTCGAAACTGGGACTGATCACAACGACAGACACGACTTACCCCCACGAAACTGTTAGGGATCGGGCCGAGAAAATACTTGACGACAGCGGCCTGACATTCGTGAACGGCGGCAGCGACACCTTGGAACTGCACAGCCTTAGTTCATCACAGATGGAAGTTCAGCCTGTCCTGAACGCCCTCCAGCAGTTGTGCGAGTGGTCCGGCGCCACATTCTTTGACACCCCTGAAGGACTGATCGCTTTCGAGTCCTACGGGAACAGGGGACTCACCGCGTTTGCTGCGATTTGGGCGTCACTTCCCCAGCCCTGGACGTTCTACAACCAGACGTGGGATTCGTTCCCAACAGGGATCGCGACCTACACGTTCCCCAGTTCAGGGGTCATCTGGTCACCGACCTGGACCCAGACGCTCGAGGCACTGATTAACGACGTCACAGTGACCTACGGCAGCACCGGCCAGAACGAAGAACAGTCAGACGACGCGACTTCGATCGCCCTCTACGGTCGCCGCCAATACACCCTGGACACCAGGCTGCGAAACAGTGGCGACGCATCCGATCGTGCCGGCCTAATCTTGACCGCTCAGGCAAACCCACTGTGGAATATGGGCCAGATATCTGTCTACGTCGACCTGCTCGGCACCACGGATCGAGACAGGGTCATGGCCCTGGTCAACGGCGCCACCGTCACAGTTCCGAACCTGCCCGAACCAGCCCCCTATTCAAGCTTTCAGGGGATCGTCGAAGGCTGGGGAGAAACCTACACACCAGGTCAGCACATCATCACATTCTCGATCAGTGACCCGCGCTACTCCTACCAGACAGTCCAGTGGCAAAACGTAGACGCAACACTAATCTGGGGTGACGTCAATTCCGACGTCACCTGGTATAACGTTGTCAACGCCGACGACCTGATCGCGGCTTAGGAAAGGCGGCACAATGGGCACGACACCAATATTCGGGTTTCCATACCCTGACCCATCCGACCTAGTAGCGAACTACCCCGCACTCGGTCAACAGTTGGCCGAGGACGTCGAGGACGAGATAATCGCGTCCGGCGGCCTTTCGTTGATTACTGTATCG